GTTGTAAATCTAGGTGCTAAATACAATGAGTTAATTGGTGAACCTTGAGCAACTCCACATTCAATGCAATTAGAATTATTAGTATTTGTATTACAGTAAACACCCAATGCCGTATTATTGAGTATTATTTTACTTTCTAATGAGGGGTTAATATGAGTGTTAATATACTGTGTTGTTCCATTACCAACTACACCATATAATGACAATGTCGGACTATTTACATAAGTTTGTCTATAAGCTGCATCTGTATCTAATGGATTAAGAGCATTGTATTTCATTTGTGCAATCATTTCAGATTGTGACCCTGCTAACAAATCAGTTGTATCTAAATATAATGCCGCCAATTTATTATCAAGCCCATTTGAATAAATAGTGTTAAATAGTTTAATGATAGCTTCCTTAACTCCCGTATTTGTATAACCAGCCGCTAAAATAAATTTGTTAGCTGCTTCCAAATACGGTGCACTTGAAACAAATGGTTTTATATTTAATCCAAGTCCTAACATATTAATGAATAATTACTGAACCACTGGCTAATTTAATTTTACCAAACTCTTTATCATTTCTGCAAATTAAGGGTATTCCTGCACTTAATGAAAATCCAGTTGGTAATACTTTTGTTTCTCCAGAACCTATTAGATTAGTTGATAAGTTATCACTATAATACAACTCTGCTATTACTGTTGTAGCATTAGCAACTATAACACTAAATGTTCTTGTTACTGCGGTTGTATCGTTTATTCCTTTACCGCCTTTTGCCCCTGATATTGTTTCTATTCCTGTCATGTTTTTTTATTTTTTTTAATTTATTTTTGGTATTGCGCATTCGTTGTAATCAAATTCAACTACTATATTTATGTCCATTATATGACCAGTTACCTCGTCTTTAAATCGTTCGGTAAATGGTGTAATAGTTACTGATTCGTTTAACATCCACTCGTTTTCTGATTGGTCGTTTAAATAGGCTAAAAAGTCTAAACAAATTTGAAACGTGTCACTCTCTACTTCTAACTCGTTACCTTCACCTTTAAATACTCTATCCGCTACAAGTATAGAATATACATAAGTTATTTCATTACCTTGAACATTGCAAGGCTGTGGACTTACCCAAAACAAACAATATTCAGTTGATTCACTTGCTGAAATTTCCCACAAATCACCATATCCAAAATCCTTTATTTGCAAATGATTATCCGCAAAGTTTTTGAATGATTGGTAAATTGTGTTTTTAGTTATCATTTTGTTTCTTTTTTGCTTGAAATTCTAATAGTTTTTTTAAATTTTTTGAGTGTTTAACAGCCCCCGTTTTCTTTGCAATACGGATATAGTTTTCTTTGGTTTTGTTCTCTTCTAACATTTCTCAATATTAATCCTCCAAAATTAGTTGTTTTAGTTGGATTTATTTCATCAATTTTGTTGTTCCCGTTGTAGTACAATGGATACAGAGTCTCGTTTTCGCACAAATATTTAGTAATTCTATCACTAAAAAATTGTGCTCTATGTTTCCATTTGCCCTCTACCTTATTTAATTCATCTAAATTAACTGGACTTTGATTCTCACTATTTGATGTTACAACGGCTTTGTTACTTATACGGTATAAAAAGGTACTTGAACCCTCTGCAATTACCATTGCCATTAAATAATTATGGATATAATCAACGAGTAATGTTTCATTTAATACGCTTAAATTATCGTTCTCTACTTGGTCACAAATCTCATTATATAATTCTGTGCCTATTATTTGTTGTAGGCTCATATCTTGAACTAATGATATAGTAGTATTAATTAATTTAACATCTACGTTATCTTCGATTACTCCAAATTCTTTTATTTTGTCCGCACTTATTAATAATGGCTTCATGATTTTCTTTTAACTATTACTTGTGACCAATAATGCCTACATTGTGGCACGTTTACATCTCTTGCAGGGTCGTGATACCAACCGCCTTTATAAGTCCATACATCAGTATTAAAGTCTTCCATGTCATTATTCAAGTTGTCAATGTCTGACCTTGTGAATAACTTATTTAGACTTAATAATTTTGCGCAAAATTCACGATTCTTTGAATCTTTTGGACCTGCATACTTCCATTTAGTTTCTAACTTAACAGACGGTTCAGGCTCGTTTATTTTCTCTGTATCAATTACAACGTCTTTACCTTTCTCGACATAGTCGACTGCTATAATATTTTTAGCTGCTAATCTATCTAATATTTTATAAAGATTGTCTTCACTTAACCCAGTTAAATCTGATAATTTACTAATTGAAATACTTTTGTTTTTTTTCAATCCCTCAATTACTTTTTCATCGTCTGTTTGTTCTGCAAAGTTCTCATATTTACCTACCTCTCTAACTATTTCATAATTGTCTGCACTATCACCAATCATGGCAAATTTGCCTATTAAGATATCGTCTTTGAATTTATGTGATTTGAATTGTGATGGTATAGGTGTTGGTATTACATCTCCTCCAGCAATTGGGGATAAATTCAATATTGACCTCATCTCATTAGGGGTTAGGCTATCTAATAATTTATTAGCTACTAATGGACTTGCAGAGTTAATCGTTGTCAATACATCATCTTTCTTAATCAATTCTGGTATTTCAAGTCCTAATTTATCATAGACCAATGACTGCATAGTGTCTTTATCAAGAACTGATTTAATATCTTCGCTTGTAAGTTCAATCCCTAATGGTTCTAATTTAACTATCTCAATGGGGTTATCAGTAAAACCATATAATGAAAGTAAATAGTTAATGTCTTCTTCTTCTTCTTCTTGTTTTGGTTCTACATAAGTATTCGTAAAGTGTTCCCATGCTAAATCAAATTCAGAACGTGAACCACCTAATTCACCAGCCACTTTAATTCCAAATAATAATCCATTTGATATTCTATGTCCCTGCAATATTTTATTAGTTACATTCTTGTCAAGTTGCTCGTATTGTTTGTCAAGTTCATTGCTTCTTAAATTCTCAACAGTTGGTGCTTTGCCGTTGCTATTTTGAACACTTATCAATATTTCCCCAGCATTGTCAGTACCGCTTGTTTTCTTTTTTAAAGCCGTTTCTAATTCAGTTTGTGCAGCAGGGTCTTGATACAATTCATCATCATAAATAGTCAACATTGTACCAGCTGAAAATCCAGTCTTAACATTATTTAAATGAAAAAATCCTACTTCAATATCAGTTTCAATTGAAGTGCTACATGGTGCATATTCAGGCAATGGATATATTTCACTAATAGGGTTGTAATCGTAGCAATATAATACTTGTTTACCAGTCTTATTTGTGATGTTTAATGCAGGATATTCTTGCACATCTTCGGGCATTTTGTTTCCAGCCTTTTTATATTTAGATTTTGTGGACATTTCTTTTGTCCACTCCTTAGATACATAGAATGTACTTCTATCTTCGTTTGTTCTTACTTGATTATATGGTATTTGTTTTACTGATACTGGCAGCCCAAATGCTCCCCACTCAATCAAATAATATTTACCACCAAACAAACACTTATCAAATACGCTTTTCTTTGTTAATTCCTCGGCAGTTTGATAAGAATTAATATTGTCTAATACTTGTTGAAGTTTAACTTTATCACCTTGCCAATCTTTGCGAATTTTAAAACCCTTACCAAATATATAAGTTGCCTTACCTCTTACTATGGCATTGTGAATACCACTTGAATTAAATAAATAAATTAGATAGTCAGGATAGTCATTAAACTTACCACAAGGGATATAAACTTGATTTGGTTGTTGTCTATAAATAGGCAACTCATTTGAATACAAAGGGAACTTTGCAAACTTTATTTTATTTTTCAAAGATTTTTCTTGTTGTTGCTCCGCCATTATAGATTGTTCTTTCTTGATTAATTTTAAATTTCATATATCCAGTTTCAACTTTACTTAATCCCGCTGGATTTAAATTTGTAGTCGATTCTTGCTCATACACGTTGTATGTGTATTCATCTCCAATTTTTAATTTTACCTCACCATTTAATGGGGTCGGTGTTGTTGTCTTCACTATGATTGAAAACTTATTATACCTTTCTTTAAATGCGCTTGTATCGGTACTTATACAATACAGTTTCTCTTTGCTTTGATTGTTTATAAATTCAAATAAATATGTCGGACTTGCTAAGGTTGTTTTTTCCTTTAAAGTCAGGGCTATCGTATTTGTTCCAGTTATAAATCTAATCATGTTTTTTTAATTAAGGGGAGCTTTTACACTCCCCGTTAATACAACCTATAATCTATACCAATGAATCAACAATACTTTGTGAAATCCCTTGAGGATAGTCGTTTTCTTCGCCAGTAAATGTTAAGTTAAATCCATTTAAAGAATTTGCTTCTTTACCAGTGCCACCAGTTCCAGTAGTTAAGTCCAAACCGTTGTATAAGCCATAAACACTCAACAAGCCATTTTTATCTTTTACAATAATAACAATTGGTTTCTGTGCTAATATTCTTATCTCATTACGCTTGGCAACATCAAACTTATCTAATTGGATTTGTACGGAGTGCATTATATAGCCTGCGCCATTTGCAACATCTCCGCCATTATCCGCTTTAGCTTCACTTGTATTTTTTCTCAACTTATAATTATAGAACTTCTTTGTGGCTGTCATACTCATGGCAGAAACTACACCACTCGCAACGGTTACGCTGCTTATGTTTTCTAGTTCGCCAATCCATACCTCACTAACACCACCGATACTTGAACGGCAGTCTAATGAGAATCCAGTTGATAATACACACGCCATAATTCTATAATTAAACTAATTTAAATTGAACAATTTCGTTAGGGAATTTGACTTGTGTACCTTCTTTGAAGTGAACGTCTAACATGATAACTTTATCTTTTAAATCTTCTCTGATTTCAAATTCTTCTTCTTCATTTTCCATGTCGCAACCGATTACAAAATTAGAAGTTCTACCTAAGAAAATACGGTTAGTTCCGTTTAACCCAATGTATCTTTCAATTTTGATTCCAGTACCTGGCAAATAAATTACACCAGTTTGGTAAGGAGTTCCATTTACACCATCATAATGAAATAAATTAGCATTTTTCAAAGCTGTAATCATGGTATCGAATACTTCCATACCTACCATATACTCAACATCAGATTGCTCTTTAATGTTTG